ATAGACAGTTTCCAAGAACTACAGAGCATGCGTTTAGAGATGAAACTAAAAATAGTATTTTTAATCTTATTAAAATATACGAGCAAATAGATTACAACGAAGAGATGGCTAGAACTCTAGGAATTACAACAGGTAACTTTCAATGGGTTAACGGCATAAAAGATTCACAGGTTATATTTTATCCTGATAAAAAAGGTAGATTTAAAGTTAGTTGGGTACCACCTCAACAACTGCAAAATAGAGTGGTTTTAAAAAACGGAATAAAATATCCTGGCAATGAACACATGGGAGCGTTTGGTTGTGACTCTTATGATATATCAGGAACTGTAGATGGAGTAGGTTCGAAAGGAGCACTACACGGTCTAACAAGGTTTAGCATGGAAGATGCTCCTGCAAACAGTTTCTTTTTAGAGTACTTATCAAGACCACCTACAGCTGAGATATTTTTTGAAGATGTATTAATGGCATTAGTATTTTATGGTATGCCAATATTAGCAGAGAACAATAAACCTAGATTATTGTACTACTTAAGAAGAAGAGGATATAGGGGTTTTAGTATGAATAGACCCGATAAGGTATGGAACAAATTATCTGTTGCAGAGAAAGAAGTAGGAGGTATACCTAACTCTTCAGAAGATATAAAACAAGCTCACGCTGCGGCAATTGAAATGTACATACAAGATCACGTTGGTATGAAGCAAGATGGAACGTTTGGTAGTTTATATTTTAACGAATTATTAAACGATTGGAGTAGATTTGATATAACAAAAAGAACAAAGCATGATGCGTCAATAAGTTCTGGTTTAGCTATAATGGCAAACAATAGACACTTATATAGACCTAACGCAAAGGTTGAAAAACCTAAACTAAATTTAAACATTTCTAAGTATAGTAATACTGGAACAAATTCACAAATAATCAAATAATAAATATGGCAGAGTCTGGCATTAAAAGTTATTTCCCGAGTCAAACAGTAAGTGATGCTGAAAAGCTAAGCTACGATTATGGTTTGAAAGTAGGTAAAGCAATAGAGCAAGAATGGTTTTATGAAGATAGAGCTTCTAATAGATATAGAGCAAACCACAATGATTTTCATAAATTAAGGCTGTACGCTAGAGGCGAACAGTCTATACAAAAATATAAGGATGAGTTATCTATAAACGGTGATTTGTCCTATTTAAATTTAGACTGGAAACCAGTTCCAATTATACCTAAGTTTGTCGATATAGTTGTAAATGGTATTTCAGAAAGAACTTATGATATAAAAGCATATTCTCAAGATCCGCATGGTGTTAGTAAAAGGACTGATTATATGGAAGACATATTAAAAGATATGAGGTTAAAAGAGTTTAACGAAGCTGTAAAAAGAGAGTTAAACTTAAATGTTAGGAAAAGCCAAGTAGAAGAATTACCGGAAACTAATGAGGAGTTAGAGCTACACATGCAATTAACGTACAAGCAGTCTATTGAAATAGCAGAGGAACAAGCTATTAATACTTTGTTAGAAGGCAATAGATATGAACTTACAAAAAAACGTTTTTATTATGATTTAACTGTTTTAGGTATTGGTGCTGTAAAAACATCTTTCAATACATCACAAGGTGTTGTTGTAGATTATGTTGATCCAGCTAACTTAGTTTATTCATATACAGATTCACCTTATTTTGAAGATATATATTATGTTGGTGAGGTAAAAACTATACCTGTTAACGAATTAGCAAAAGAGTTTCCTCATTTAACAGAAGCTGATCTTGAAGATATAATGAAAAACAAACATATTCATAGATCTAATTATAATTCAAGACATACTTACGATAAAGAAGATACTAATACCATTCAAGTTTTATATTTTAACTATAAAACTTATATGAATGAAGTTTACAAAATAAAAGAAACCGCTACTGGTGCTGATAAAATAATACCTAAAGATGATTCTTTTAATCCACCAGAAAACAAAGAAGGTGGTTACTCAAGGTTACTAAGATCAATAGAGGTTTTATATGATGGAGCTATGATTCTTGGTACAGATAAATTACTTAGGTGGGAAATGGCAAAGAATATGATGCGCCCTAAAAGTGATTTTACAAAAGTAAAAATGAACTATGCTATTGTAGCGCCTAGAATGTATGAAGGTAAAATAGATTCGTTAGTTAAACGTATAACTGGTTTTGCTGATATGATACAGCTAACACACTTAAAGCTTCAACAAGTATTGTCACGTATGGTTCCAGATGGTGTTTATTTAGACGCTGATGGTTTAGCTGAAGTAGATTTAGGTAATGGAACAAACTACAATCCACAAGAAGCTTTAAACATGTTCTTTCAAACTGGTAGTGTTATTGGTAGATCTTTTACAAGTGAGGGTGATATGAATCCTGGTAAAGTACCTATACAAGAGATTACATCTGGATCTGGTGGTAATAAAATGCAAGCTCTTATTGGTAATTATAATTATTATTTACAAATGATAAGAGATGTAACCGGACTTAACGAAGCTAGAGATGGTAGTATGCCAGATAAAAACGCTTTAGTTGGCGTTCAAAAGTTAGCGGCGGCAAACTCAAACACAGCTACTAGACATATATTACAATCGGGATTATTTTTAACTGCTGAAATTGCAGAGTGTTTATCGCTTAGAATATCTGATATTATAGAGTACTCTCCAACAAAAGACGCTTTTATACAAGCAATAGGTGTTCATAATGCATCTGTATTAGAAGAACTAAAAAGCTTACACTTATATGACTTTGGTATTTTTATAGAGTTACAACCAGATGAAGAAGAAAGAATGATGCTAGAAAATAATATTCAGATGGCATTGCAACAACAAATTATTGAATTAGCTGATGCTATTGATATAAGAGAAATTAAAAACGTTAAGTTAGCAAATCAACTTTTAAAAATACGTAGAAAAAAGAAGTTAGATAGAGATCAAGCTCTTCAAAAAGAAAATATTCAAATGCAGTCTCAAGCTAATCAACAAGCTGCTCAAGCTAAAGCCCAGTCTGAAGCTCAAAAAAGCCAAGTGTTAACTCAAAACCAAATACAATTAGAACAAGTAAAAGCTCAACTAGAAGCTCAAAGAATGGCGCAAGAAGTTGAGATGAAAAAAGAGTTAATGGGATTAGAGTTTCAATATAACATGCAGCTTAAAGGTATTGAAGTTGAAGGACAAAAAACAAAAGAAAAAGAAAAAGAAGACCGTAAAGACGAAAGAACAAGAATACAAGCTACGCAGCAAAGCGAGCTTATAGACCAAAGAAATAGTGGAAAACCACCTAAAAACTTTGAATCTGCAGGTAATGATATACTAGGTGGAGGATTTGATTTAGGCGTGTTTGACCCTAGATAAATTATTAATTATTATTATATTATATTATGGAAGAAGAAAATGAAAAAGTAGTTGAAGAAACTACGCAAGAAACAACTGAAAAAGTTGAAGAAACTAAGTTTAAATCTGCTGATGATGAAAACGTTGTAAAAGTAGATTTAAGCAAACCGCCAAAACCAAAAGAAGAAAAAGATGAAACTAAAAAAGATAACGCTGACAACGACGGAGTGGTTGCAGAGTCTAAAGATGCCGAGCCCACAGAAAAACAAGAAGAAGTACAACCGGAAGCAGAAACACAAGAAGCACCAGTTTTAGAAGAGGTTACGGAAGAAGAGGCGGATGAAGTTAAAGAAAAAGTTGAAGAGGTTATTGCAGGTGCAGAGGCAACTGGAAAACCATTACCTGAAAATATACAAAAGCTAGTAGACTTCATGGAAGATACTGGCGGTGATTTAAATGATTATATTCGACTTAATCAAGATTATTCAAAGTTAGATGATGAAAGTTTATTACGCGAATATTACAAGCAAACAAAGCCTCATTTAAATAACGAAGAAATTAACTTCCTTTTGGAAGATCAGTTCTCTTACGATGAAGATGTTGAAGATGATAGAGATATAAAAAGAAAAAAATTAGCGTTAAAAGAGCAAGTTGCCAACGCTAAAAGCCACCTAGACGGGCAAAAGTCTAAATACTATGAAGAAATCAAAGCTGGTTCAAAGCTAACATCTGAACAACAAAAAGCTATAGATTTTTTTAATAGATATAACAAGGAGTCAGAAGCGACTAAAAAAGCAGCTAAAACAAACACTGAAATTTTTACACAAAAAACTAATGAAGTTTTTAACGACACGTTCAAAGGTTTTGAATACAATGTTGGTGATAAAAAGTACAGGTTTAATGTAAACAATGCTGAAGAGATTAAAAATACTCAAAGTGATTTAAGCAACTTTACCAAAAAGTTTTTGGATAAAAGAATGGCTTTAAAAGATGCTAGGGGTTATCATAAGTCTTTATACACAGCTATGAATGCAGATGCTGTTGCAAAACACTTTTATGAACAAGGAAAAGCGGACGCTATGAAAGAAAGCGTTGCTAAAGCTAAAAACGTTAATATGAACCCAAGACAAAGTCATGGTACGGTTGAAGCTGGAGGTATAAAAGTAAGAGTGTTAGGTAATAACGCTAATGATTTTAAGTTTAAAATTAAAAACAAAAATAAATAACAATTAAAACAATTTAAAAATGGCAATTACTGCAGGAGGAAATTTAAACAGTGTTGCAACTTCTACTCAGATGACTTTAGTTAATAACTATATTGACTTTACAGCATCTGGTACAGCAGGTTGGGCACAACAATATCTACCTGATCTAATGGAGAAAGAAGCTGAAGTGTTCGGTAACAGAACTATTTCTGGTTTCTTATCACAAGTTGGAGCAGAAGAAGGTATGACATCAGACCAAGTAATCTGGTCAGAACAAGGAAGATTACACTTAAGTTACAATGGTACATTAGATGTATCTGCAAATCAAATTACTATCGGTACTGATTTAGATGGTAATACTGGAGGTGCTGGTCACGGTATTAGAGTTGGTGATACTA